ATTCGAAAATGAAGGGTACGACTAAAATCCAAGATGGATTCATAATGCAAGATGTGGAAAATATCGGTTTGGATGCTTCAGGAGCAGAAACAAAAAAATTTCTTGAAAGCCATATGCGTTTGGCTTACGGTAGCTTTTTATCACAAAGCACGTTGTTTGATGATCAAGGGAAGGAAACAAGCAACTCATCATCTAATTTAACCGGTGGATATTTAAATCTTACTTTGAAAGATTCGAGCGGTACTTACAACGGAACACTTGATGCGAAAGCCTTAACGAATACAGGTTGGAAAACATTCCGATTAGGGCCGTTGTTTGAGGTTAAAGAAGGAAATCCGCCACAATATAGGATTTTCTATCAATTGGACGGATCAAAACTTGTCAAATTCCGTGGTCAATTTGGTTTGAAATCCGGAAATATGCGAGCAGGGGCAACATATTATCCGTTTAAAACTGAAAACAATGCGAGTTCCGGAGAAAACTACGTTCCGGCAGAAATCACGCCGGACGTGACAGCGTTCGGATATGGCGCAACAAGCACGGCGCAAGGCGGACGACTTGCAGCCACCACCTCAAGAAACATTTTGCTTTTCCCGGCATCCGATACATCTTATTGTTCGTTAGAAGCATTCCAATACATTATCGAACGTTAAAAGCGATTCTCTTTTTAATGTGGCATAATGAAAAGGAAAGGAGGTGAAAGCCTATGCATTACACGAACAACTCAGTCGATGAAAGAGGGAAACCGGTATAGTAACAATCTGGGTTTTCCCCAATCCGGATTGTTTCATGTGGAACAATCGGAGGTGAAAAAAGTGAAACGAGATAACAGACTAAGTTATAAAGTCGGATTTGTTTCCTTTTTTTATTGGCTATTTGTATATATCTATCCAACGGAACGCCTCATTTCCCCGGATGGGATTCCGTTGAATGGGATTGGTTTGATAATTGATAATTTTAGCGATGGTTTTGTTTCTCTTTTTGTCATGATGGTTGCATCCCTTTACTTGGTGGCCATCTATGCATCAAAAGAAAAACTAAGGATCGTTATGGCCGGCATTTTGTTTGGCGTATGGGTTACGTCAACAAGTGCGATGGTTTGGTGGGCTTTCATGCGTGGCCTGGTTTCGCCATCATTAGCAATCTACGCCGGATATTGTGTTTCAATTTTCATTGATATTCGGACGGGGGTTGATAATAAATGGATTGGCAAAAAATAGTTTTGGCCATAATCGCAATGATTTCCGGATCATATGGGGTCATTACAGGTTTCATCAACTACAAAAAAGATGTTAACAAGGGAAGAAACCAACGTGATCAAATAGCGTGGGAAACGATGGAAAAACAGTACAGAAACCTTGAAAAAAGTTATGATGATCTATCGAGAAAAGTTTCACAGCTAGAAAAAAAGTTGGATGAATTCCGGGAGGAAAACACAGCGAAAGACAAAATCATTTTAGAAAAAGATCGAATCATAATGAAAAAAGATGGCGAAATCGAAGACTTGAAAGAAGAGGTTTCCGATCTTAAAAAGACAAATAAAGCGTTGAGAGTTAAAATGGCAGAGATGGGAGGTGTCAAAACGTGAAAGATCAGATCATGAAAATGTTTAATTTGTCGGATGTTGCTTATAACCGTTTGAAATGGACAGTAAGCATTGTTTTGCCGGCAATCATCACTTTTTTCGGAATTCTAGGTCAAACAATGGGTTGGGATTTCACTGATAAAGTGATCACGATTGGAACGGCTTTCGTTGCAATGTTAGGGATCATTTTGGGAATTTCAACAAACGAATACAACAAAAACGAAGAAAACAAAAAAGATGAATAAGGGAGGAAAAAGAAAATGGCAGGAGAAGTTTTTAGCAAATTGATTACAAGCGTGAATCCAAAAATCATGAATGCCAGCAGTCGAAACGGCATGAAGATTGATCGGATCATCATCCATCACAATGCAACAACGAACAAAGATGTCGCAATGGACACATGGGTAAAAGGTGGACCGGCAGGAACATCCGCACATTATGAATGCACACCAGATGAAATCATTGGTTGCGTAGGCGAACAATATGCAGCATGGCACGCAGGAGGAACAGGCGGATCAGACATCCCTAGAATTTCAAACCCTAATCAACGATCGATTGGTATTGAAAACGTCAATTCAAGCGGTGCGCCTAATTGGTCAGTTGATCCACGTACAATCAGAAATTGTGCGAAATTAGTTGCTGACATTTGTAAACGATACAATATTCCATTGGATCGAAAACACGTATTAGGACATAACGAAGTAACAGCGACAGCTTGTCCGGGTGGAATAAACGTTGATGAAGTTGTCCGATTGGCGAAAGAGTACGCAAAAGGTGCGAGCGATTCAAATGTTGCACAAGAACAAAAGCCAAGCAAACCAACAACAAAAACGCATGATCAAATCATCGCTGAAAGTAAACCGAAAAAAGTCGGCAGATATGTTGGCAAATTGGAAAAATTCAATGAGTTTAAGTTAGGGATTTTCCGTATTGCTGGTTGGTTAGTTCCTACGGAGGGAGCGCCAGCTTTAAATTATGGTTTTGTTTTTTGGAAAGAAGCAGGAACAGGAAAAGAAATTGGCCGTTGTCCGTCGAAAGGCATCGTAAGAAACGACGTCAACAAAGCATACGGATTGCCTAACGGTTTGAAATTCGGCCTTGATGGTACGCTAGACATCAAGAAATTTGCAGGCAAGAAAGTATATCCATGTTTGCGCAGAACGAACGATAAAGCAGGAAACAGCATTGCAGGCAAACCAAACGGCAATGGTTGGATCGATATCGAGTTTCCGGAATACGTTTTGACAATTCCGAAAAGATAGTTTATTCTTTGTTTTGTTATAATAATTGGCATGTTACTTCCTAAGTGAAAAGTTCGGTCAGAAATGGCCGTTCTTTTTTTATTTATTTTTATGTAATAAATTGTTGCAAATTGTAACATATCATGATATACTTAATTCATAAAGTTAAGGAGGAAAAACAAATGAAAAAAGTAGAAGTTAACGGATATTTCAATTTATACAAATGCAAAGATGGGTTTTGGGATGGTGCTTTCGTTTGGTCAAACACTGATTATTCGGCTCTATACACATTTTTAGTTGATGTGGATAGCATGGAAAAATTGGGTTACGACTACGAAGGATATAGACTTGTAGAGGTCAACGGCATCCGATGCATTCCAATGACATTTTCAAATGCAGAAGTCGAAAGAGTTTGCTAAAAAATAAATGCCGGGTGTAAAAACCCGGCTCTCTAGGAGGTAAAAAATGAAACCTGATGTAACTTTGGAAAAGTACAAAGAAATTATTTCGGGGTGTGATCATCAGGAATTGCACATCGAAGCAAAAGGATTTTTGAATGGTGGAATAAACGAACACAACGAGGCATATGCGATCGCTCTATATGGGCGGTTATGTATGTTAGGCAGCTGGATTTCGGCATTATTAGGGGAGGAAATAGAGAAATGGAAAGAAAACAAGTAAACACAGCAAGAATTCGTGTACAAATGAAAATGAGAGGGGAAACAGATGAAACGATGGCGAAGCGTTTAAATGTTTCACGTGTAACATACAACAAATTGATCAATAACAAATATGTTTCCGGAAACGCCGATGCTTATATCGAGACCATCGAAAAAATTCTTGGAATGGATCAAAATATCAGATAAAAAAAGGAGAATGAAAGATGATAGATTTTGGAAAAGTAAACGAAAACATTTTGCACACACAGGATGGCAAAGAAACAAAAGAATACACTTACAGCGCAACTGATGGCGAACGTGGGATGTCAGATGAAGAAGTTTTGATGTTTCAACTACACAAAGAAAACGATGAACTGAAAAAAATGATCGAGGAATCGAATCAAGTGATCGATCAAGCAGGCATGATAAAATCGCTTGCAAAGATGGCGCAAAAGATCGCAAAAGTGATCGAGCAAACAAAAACGATTGAAAAATCCGGTTGGAACAGTTTTCACAAATACGAATATGCAACAGAATCAGATGTGAAAAAAGGCGTTAGAAACGTAATGGCCGAAAATAAACTGATTTTGATGAACAACGTCAAAAAGTACGAAGAAAACATCGTTCAGACGAAAAACGGCGGAAAAGAATCACAAGTGAAATTACACATCGAATATACTTTGATCGATACAGAAACAGGATTCTCAAAAACATTCACAAAGATCGGCGTGGGTCAAGATGCAGGCGATAAAGCTTTCTACAAAGCCGAAACAGGCGCTTTGAAATACGCTTTGACAACATTGTTCTTGCTTCCTAGTGGCGATGGCGATCCGGAAATCAATAGCCAGGAAAACGATGGCACAGATGCCAAAAGCAAACCGCAAGAAAAAGACTTACTGAAAATGAAAACAACAGCCGAATTCATTTTGAAGGCAACAAAATTAGAACAGCAAAAAACAATAGTCGGATTTTTGCAAGACGTAGCCAACAAAAACAATATTTTAGATGAAAAAGGCAATGCGAAAAATCCGGATGATTTAACGGTGGCAGACGTGGCCAAAATGAACAATTATCTTTCTAAGTGGAAATTGAAGGTCATTGATGATCTGAAAACACAGCAAAAACAAAACGAACAAATGGATAGAGAGAGAATGCAACAGCAAACAGAACGACAACATCAACAAGCAAAACAACAAAAAGATGCAAAAAGCATTTTCGGGGGTAGATAATAATGGCAAACGAAATTCAAAAACAAGATAACAACATTGCAGACGTTTTGAAAATGGAGATCACGCCGGCCGTGATCTCTTTCCCAGGGGAAAAAGAATTGCGTGCTTATTTAGATGCAGAAATGAAAAAATATAAAAGCCTGGTAATCACTGATGAAAATATCAGCGATGCTAAAAAAGCGAAAACGTATTTAAACAAAATGAAAAAGGCGTTAAACGATGCCAGAATTCAAAAAGAACGTGAAGTGATGCAACCTTTTAACGAATTCAAAACATCAATCGAAGCGTTGATCAAACAGCTTGATCAAACCATCGATCCAATTGATCAAAAAATCAAAGAAGCGGATATATTGGCAAGAGAGCAGAAGAAAGAGAAAATCAAAAAAGAGATCATGGAAATAATAGATGGCCACGGTATCACAGAAGAAGAAGCAGGTTTTTTCGAGATCGAACCGAAGTGGTTAAACAAAACGGCAAAGATGAAAGATATTAGAGAATCACTTGTCATGCAAGCAAGATCATATTTGCAACAAAAGAAGGAATACGAAGACGGCGTAAAACTTATCCACAACCTATCCAAAACGCTTGACGTGACAGAAGACAATTACATCGAACTTTTCAAAGACGGCATGAGCATTGATGATGTTTTAGCTTTTATGAAAAGAGAGAAAGAAAATCGAGATCAATTGCGAGAAAAAGAAGAGAAGAAGCGCCAGGAAGAAGAGCTAAGAAAATCCCAGGAAGAACAAACAAAACAAGAAGAACAGCCCGATCCAGATTTCGATTATTTGGGCGGTATTGATCCGGAAGAGTACAAAGAGAAAAAAACAGATACACAATTCGACTTTGCTAGTTTGAAAGATTTCGATTTTGAAACAGGAGAAGTCTTTGAGAATGATTTGCCGGAAATAGAAAGTGACGTTCAAACGGTCACTTTGAAACTAAGCGGAACATATGAAAATTTAGAGCGTTTGAATAACGTTATGCAAGATTTAGGAATTTCATCCGAATTGATCGATCTTGCAAATGATTATGTACGTATCAGATAAACCATTCAAATTTGGAACGTTTTCCGGCCGATTTGGCGTTTTAAACGTCCGGCCGGCGAATTATTCATGAAAAGAGTAAAACGGCTTAAAAACGAAAAGAGGTGGCATTTTGAGCATTGGGAAAATAATCGGTAAAAACGAAAAATATTTGATGATCAAAATGGATGAAGATATAAACGAAAACTACATGAAGTTGCTTGCAGATGGCGGAAGCAATTGGATCGATGTCCGGTTGATCGATAACCGACCGCGGTCAGTGGTACAGAATGCGTTGTCTCATGCGCTTATTCGAGATATTGCAAGAAGCCAGCTAGATGATCCACGCTATATCGAAGAAGTGTTGAAATACGAATTTTATGAACGTACCGGCATCGACTTCTTTCATTCAGTGGCAACTGTAGACGAAGCCAGAAAATGGATTTCGTTTTTGATTGATCTCATGCTTGAGTTTCGCATTCCATTCAAAAAACGATACGCCTATCTTTTTGAGGATTCGACATGGTTTTATCAAGCGTGCAAACATCGTGTTTGCGCCGTTTGTGGAAAAGAACATGCAGATATCCATCACATAACGGCCGTAGGCAACAGAAAAAGAAAATTAGTCGATCATCGATTGTTTCCGATGGTAGCACTTTGCAGGGAGCATCATCAAAAAGCGCATGAATTAGGTCAAATATTGTTTATTAAGCAATTCAAAATTATCCCGGTTTATTTATCGGGCATTGATCTCGTTAAGATCGGCATCATGTCAAATGCGCAAATTAAAAGATTGGATGAGGTGGTTTGATGGAAAAGAGAATGGAAGCATTAGTGTTGATCGATTTTGCCAGGTACAAAAAGGATTTATACAAGACGAAAAAGAGACTTGAAGCATTTGCAGATTTTTTGTTTAGTGTACACGATGAATATATGCAATTTTCGGCAGTTAATTATCTAGGGAAAACGATAGCAAGAGAATATTTCCCGGAAGAATTGAAAGACGATTTGCATGCCATCGTAAAAAATGCGATCGAAGGAATCAACAAAGAGATCGATCAAGCGGAAATGATTATTCAGAATTATCGAGCAGACGAAGCAAGCGAAGTTTTGAATGCTTATAACAAAGCTAGAATCAGAAGTGAAAAAATAAAAAGAAAAGGCGGTTTGGTGTGATGAAACAAAAAATATCGAATGAACGAAAATACGTGCTGATTTCAAATAGAAATAAAGGCGATAAAGATAAATTGTTGTTTTGGGGTCAATTGACATGGGATGATGAACAGCGAAGCTTTTCGGGATATACTCACGATTTCACTACGTGTGAAAGATACACGTTGGAAGAAATTCAAAAAGCTAACTTCCCGAAAGAATATTTGGAAAAATTCAATCTCGAAGATTGGGTGGATTTTAAAGGCGAAACATTTTATTGTACCGCATTAGAATTGATCGAAATCATGGGAGCGCCTAAGACTGTTTTTGTTTATTAATAGCAAAGGCCATCTTTCTTGAAAAAAGAAATTTGGCTTTTTTTAATATTTTACTTGTGCAATCAGTTATACAATGATACAATGATCTTGTGAGCAACTGATTGCACAAAAGGAGGGGGATGAACATGGCAAACAAAGTGGATCGTATTGAGTTAGAAAAAATGCGACTAGACAGCGGAAAAGAGTGGAAAGAGATTGCCGAAGAAGTTGGCATGACAAAGTATTATCTTTCAAGATTGATCAATGGTGGAACAGGTCAAGAAGCCATTGATAAATGGTTGCCAAAAATCAAAAACGCTTTGAAGCGATAAAATCGTTTCTAAGACGTTTTAAAGTGTTTTGGGGTAATCATCCATGAAACGGATTAAAACGCCGGAAACAAAAAAAGAAGTGGGAGAGGGAACGAAATAACATGGCAAAGATGAAAAAGGTAAAAAAAGATCATTTTGTTGTGATTGATAGCAATCTAATTCGTGATGATCGGCTTTCGTGGAAAGCACGTGGCATTTTCGGTTATTTGTGGTCAATGTCCGACGATTGGGAATTCTACGAAAAAGAAGTGATGAAACATTCATCGGACGGTCTGGCATCTTTACAAAGCGGATTGAAGGAATTAGAACGATATGGCTATCTAAAGCGTGTCAAGGTTCGTGACAAAGGAAAATTCAAAGGTTACGAATGGTTATTGACGGATACGCCAGAAATCATCGAAAACGAAGAAAATGACGATATACCAACGATTCAACCGAAATCAGAAAATCCGATCTCGGAAAAACCGTTCTCGGAAAAACCGTTCTCGGAAAATCCGATACTAAGTAATATAAATAATAAGCATTATCAAATACAAGAAAAATCAACAGAAGAAAAACCTATGAGCGAATCAAATGATTCACTCGCAGAAGCGTTCGAAAAGCTTTGGAAATTGTATCCGAACAAAAAAGGCAAAAAGCCGGCTTTCATAGCATACAAACGAGCGATCAAAAAAGGAACGACAAACAAGCAGATTCAAGATGGCATTGTCAGATACATTGCAGAAATCAAAAAGAGACGTACGCCGATCGATAAAGTGGCGCATGGATCGACGTTTTTCAATCAAGAAAGATGGTTGGATGATTATGATCAACAAGCAATGATTTCAGACGGTGGAAACAAATATTCGAATTTGGGATGGTGATACCTGGTGGAAAACATGAGAGATTCAATGCAAATGCTTATGAGCAAGTTCATGATCAAAACGGATGAAATGTGCGAAATCCACGGAATTGCGAAAGTAATTGCCAGAAATCAAAACGACATGAAGCCTTTTTGCGTTGAATGTCGCAGGTTGGAAATCGAACAGCAAAACAAAGAAAGAGCGGATAAAGCCTTGCAAGCAGATATCAAGCGAAAAACGTATGATGCACTGAAATATGATTCGATTTGCTCGGATGATGATGTTTGGAAAGCATCTTTCGACACGTTCCGGACGGATGGCAAAGATGCAGAAGCTTTGAAGATCGCAAAAGACAAAGCCAGACACATTGCCGGAGAGTACCTGGCGAAACGAATTGAAGTTGACGAAAAAGGGAAAAAGAAGATCGTTAGAAACGAATTTAATACGATTTTAACAGGCCCAGCCGGATCGGGAAAAAGCCATTTGGCCATGTCGATTCTTAAAGCCGTGAACGAACATTCCGATCCCTGGCAAAGTTGCATTTTCGTTTCAACAGTCGATTTGCTGATGCTTATCCGTGACAGTTTCGGCAAACCGGATTCGAAATTTTCAGAAGCAAACATGATCAATCTGTTAACAAGTTGCGATTTGCTCGTATTGGATGATCTAGGAACAGAATCAAGCTTGGTAAGAAGTGCGAATGAATCATCGGATTTTGTGCAAAAAGTTTTGTTTAGCATCTTATCGAGGAAAAGGACAATCATCACGACAAATCTTTCATCGGGTCAATTGATGGATATGTACAATCCTAAAATCATTTCTCGAATCAACAAGGGAGTAGGATTTGACGGAAAGCACGTGATCAAGATGCCGGATGATGTCGAAGACAAACGTATTTTATCGTTTTAGGCGAGAAGACTCCCACCTCAAGGAACGAAAGTGAATAGGTGGGAGATGAATCGCCTTTGAACAAGGGATGACTACTTACCATCTCTATTGTCCAACTGTTCAAGTGCATATTGAATAAGATAAATAATTGTTTGGGTACGAGTTGTAAAACCTTTCTTTTCTTTGAACTCGTCAATTCGTTTCAATAATTCTTTTGGATAACGCATATTCAAAACTTGCGACATTTTTTAACCTCCATATTGTGTATTAAAATAATACATGATATAATCAATGTATATTATAATAATACACAAATAAGGAGGTGAAAGCAATGTTAGTGAATAAAGCCTATAAATTTCGTATCTATCCAAGCAAAGAACAAGAAATACTGATTGCTAAAACAATCGGTTGTTCTCGTTTTGTATTCAATCATTTCCTCGCAAAATGGAACGATACTTATAAGGCAACAGGAAAAGGTTTGACTTACAATTCGTGTTCTTCTCAATTAACCCAATTAAAGAAAGAATTAGTTTGGCTAAAAGAAGTAGATAGTATTGCGATTCAATCGTCATTAAAAAATCTTGCTGATGCTTATTCTCGCTTCTTTAAGAAGCAAAACGATACACCTCGCTTCAAGTCCAAAAAGAATAAGGTTCAATCTTATACAACAAAACACACGAATGGAAACATTGCCATTGAAGGCAACAAAATCAAATTGCCTAAACTTGGATGGATTCGTTTTGCAAAGAGTCGTGAAGTAGAAGGTCGTATTCTCAATGCAACAATTAGACGAAATCCAAGTGGCAAATATTTTGTATCCATTCTTGTAGAAACAGAAGTACAACCGTTAGAAAAAACAGGTTCTTCTGTGGGCATAGATGTCGGCTTGAAAGATTTTGCTATTATTTCAGATGGAACTGTCTACTCTAATCCTAAGTTTTTTCGAAGATTAGAAGAAAAGTTGGCAAAAGAACAACGGATTCTTTCAAGACGTAAAAAAGGTGGTTCAAATTGGGATAAACAACGGGTTAAGGTTGCCAGAATCCATGAACGCATTGTAAATGCCCGAACAGATTACTTGCAAAAAATCTCTACTGAAATCATCAAAAACCACGATGTAATCGGTATTGAATATTTGAAAATAAGTAATATGCTAAAGAATCATAACCTTGCAAAAGCGATCAGCGAAGTATCTTGGTATCAATTCAGAACGATGCTTGAATACAAAGCGAAATGGTACGGAAAGCAAGTTGTCACAGTAGCAAAAAACTTTCCATCCAGTCAACTTTGTTCGTGTTGCGGATACAAAAACAAAGACGTTAAGAATCTAAATCTTCGTGAATGGGATTGCCCATCTTGTGGAACACATCACGACAGAGATATTAACGCAAGTTTGAATCTTAAAAATGAAGCCATAAGGCTTCTAACCGTAGGAACGACGGGGATAGCCTACTAAATATCCGCTCGATAGAGCGAAGTTCGTAGGAATCTCCCAATTCTAAGCGAAGCGAAAGTGGGAGTAGTTCAATCTAATGTTTCACATGAAACAAAATAATCGGATGAAAGGTGGAAAAAACATGTGTGAAGTATGCAAAGGGAAAAAAGTGGTAGTTGTTAACGTTGGCGGAGGGATTACATCTTTTCAACCTTGCCTAAAATGCAATAAACCAGAATACAACGAACGTCACAAAGAAACATGGGCTGATTTGGAGCGCATTTTAAACGTGTGCAATCCTAATACTAAAATCGATTAAATATATAGGCGTTGCTTAAAACGCCTTAAAACGAAAAATAGAGGCTATTTTGGAGGGGTAGGGAATGACAAAAAAGGAGTTTCATCGTTTACGATCGATTTATCTTTCAATGTATGATCGAACCAAAAGCGAATTTTGGTTCGATAAAGTCAAAGAACTAACAAAAAAGTATGAAGAAGAAAATGACTATCGGCGGTTTGATGGTTATATAAAAATCCATTATCCGGATGGATCGGAATATTTGTATCGCAATTTGGATCGTGCAGGCGATCAATTCAAATTGTCGGGAGTGAAAATGTTTGACATGGCAAGAGCAGGCAAGAAGTTAAAAGATGGAACATTTTTCACGTTGGAAGAAATACCGAAGAAAAATCGGTTTGGTGTAACATTCGAATATCCGGACGGATGCATCAAGGAGTTTTTATCGGTTGCAAGCGCTAGCAAAGCAATCGGATTTTCGATCGATACAATTTCCAGATATAAGAATTCAGATAAGTTGTTGCTAGGAGAAATCAAGATCACAACGCTTCTGCATGAAGAATTATAAAAAAAGTTTTATCTTTTTATTGTACAATCAATTGCACAATGATATAATGCATTTATAAGGACAACTAGTTGCATAATAAAAAGGGAGAGAGGTGGAAAATAATGTGGGCAATCGGATTTTTCGTTTTCGCATTCATCACGTTGGCTTTGCTATATAACGAATGGCAAAATGAGAAAGAAGCGAAATTGGAAGCTTTGAAAAAAATCGATGATTTGGAAAAACAAGTGCGAGTTTTAGAAGAAGTCGCAAGCATCACGAAAGAAGATGGAGGGATGGAGTTTTGAAAAAGTGGTCGGAGTTTGAAAGGGAAATAGAACAAACAAATGCATACTACCAAAGAAAAGGCCGTGGAGCGGTGGCGAAATTGCCGAATGGTGTGCAAACAGTCAAACAAGCAGGCACGATCAAAAATTTCCGGGTAAAAACGCCGTGTGATTTCATTGGACACGTTGACGGCGTTCCGGTGGCTTTCGATGTTAAAACGACATCAAGAAAGACCGCATTTCCAATTTTTACGAGAGGAAAGAACAACAAAGAAACATATTCGCTTAAAAAACATCAAGCGATGTTTCTATCACAGTTTGACAACGGCGGAAGAGGTTATGTGCTAATCTATTCAATTCCGAAAGATATATCGTGGCTTGTGCCGATCGAAGAATATTTGATGCTTAGCCAGGCAATGAAGAACAGTGGTAAGAAAAGCATTAATTTCATCCATTTTATCGGATATGAAATCGAAAGAAAAGGCATGTTTTGGGATTATGCCGAAAAAATTTTCGGAGGTTAAAATGATGTATATTATAGGGTTCATAATCAAAATGATTCTTGCGATCATCGTGATTGCTTTCGTTGGTTTTGGCATTTTGTGGATATTGTTTCCAGAAAATTCGCTTGTTGTTTGGGTCGTTGCAATTGCTTTGCCGGTTATCATTTGGCAAGGGTACAAAGAATTGGAGGAAAATCGATGATCGATGCAAACGAAGTGGAAAAGATTATCGGCGTTCGGCTTGACGATTGGCAAAAAGAAATGATCGACAATTCTAATTCAATCAATTTCAATGCAAATCGGAGAAGGTCGGGGCGTGGGCTTGTGATGATCATTAAATTTTTATTACAGGTTGGCCATCCATATTCCTTACCTAAAAAATCAATGTTATTAGATAAAAATAAAATTTATGCAATCAATTATTTTGAAATGATGGTTGATTGCTATGAGAAACTAAAAGCGGAAGGCATTCCAGTTCGCATACTTAAAAACACAGAAGAATATGAAAGAGAGGAAAACAAGTGATCTATATAGGTGCAAAACAAACAGGAGAGAATGCACAACCTATTCCAATCAGTGCCAGACCTATTGATATGATCGGCTTGCTGAAACGGCTAAAACAAGCTTACAATCAATTTCAGCAAGTATCAGAATATATCTATGTTAACGGACTGACATTGATCGATGTAGAACTCGAAACGGAACTTGATCGTCCAATATTCATTTGTAGAAACTTAAATGGCAAATTATTGTATCTGTTTCACGATGGTTATATCAAAAGTGTTCGGAATAAGAACGGTAACATGGAAATCGAAGAAAATCATTTGTGGGATTGGAGGTAAAGAATTGATATTTATTAGCTATTTGATTCTTGTTTTGTTGGCCAGCGGTTTGGGAATTTTTACGATCAGCACATTTTTCCGTCAGGCATTCAATCACGATCAAGAAATCGATAATTTTAACGCAATATTTTGGTTTGGCATCGCAATCGTTTTGGCCGTTGTCATATTGGCTTGCCTAGTATTCATAGGATTGGAGTTGAAACAGATATGAAAAAGCACGTGTTGGAAATCGTAGTCAAAAAGAAAAATGTGATTTTAAGGAAAACAGTCAAGCATGCAGGATCAGAACAGATCGCAAGAGATGTGTTTCACGTGGAACATGATCGATTAAGAAAAATGCAAGTCGAACAAGACGTGAAAGAAATCCAAAAAGCGCAACGGCGTGGATTTTATGATGTTTATCTAAGATATATCAAGATGAACCAAAAAACGAACGGCGTACAGGTGTCAGAAAGCTTTATGGAAGAACATTTCACTTTTGCCAACGATCAAAAATTCGGGAGGGTTGATGATGTTAGCAAAGCAAAATGATTCGGATATTTTCAAATATGAGCGACTAGAATCGGGGTATTGATCGATGCAACCAGTATATATTTTGTGGGCGGTATTTATCGCAATTTTTATCGGTGTAATTATTTTCAAAGATGGCGAAGGAGATTAGAAATGGGAAAACGTGGCAAACGAATCAAAAAGAAAAACAGAAAACAAAAAGAATTGCGTGAGATCAACGAACAAAAAACAAAGAAAGTGAGTGTTCAAAATGGCATTAGTGGAGTACACAGCAACAAAAGTCGTTTGTGATATTTGTGGAGCGGATGCAAACGGATCATGGTTTCGCAGGGAAGAAGTAAACGGAATTATAAATCGATTGTTTATCAGTCCGATCGATTTATGCGACACACATTCGAAGATGTATGACGAAGACGAAGCATTCAAAAAGTACGTTGTATTGGAAAGCGATAAAAACAATTATCCACAGGAAAAGAAAGATGAATTGATTCAGGCAATGAAACAAAAATGGGAGGGTATGGAAGAATGGCAACAAGATCAAATGAAGAACAACAATTGATCGCAGAAATAAAAGCAAATTACACAGGATTTGTGAATAACTCTTTTATCGGAAATATAAGCACAAGCGGACATCCCAGGATTTTGGATGGTTTATTGGTAAACTTGATCGCAGACATTATCAACCGCAAAGAAACGGACGAAGAGCGCCACAATCTTTGCTATCAGATTGACCAGGTTATTTCAGATCACTTGAAGCAGGAGGAAGATCGATGAAATATCGGGTTGGGGATAGGTTCATGGCAAGAGTGAAAGGAGAGTTCCTTATTCGTGAGGTGGTCGCAGTCGATTGCGATCATCCACACGGATATCATTATAAAATGATGGCCAACGATTCAAAACCGTTTTGGCAAACAGAAAAGCAATTGGATAAATATATTCACGTTGGAAATGTTTTTCGAATTGAACGTTCTTGCGAGATATACAAAGCAACACAAGAAAAAACGATGTGAAGAGGGGTTATAGCATGGAAATGAATCAATTTAGCGCAGGTGACCGGATCATTTGCAAATATTCGGATGTTGCTGATTGGATTTATAAGGTTGATAAATTCGAAAAGAAGGATCGAAATGGCGTGTATCATTTACTTTCGCCATCAGGTGTGAATTTTGAGTGTCAACAAGCGAACGTGGAAGATGTTTGTGAATTGTATGAGAAAGGACGTTGACAAATGACAGAAATTGAATGGGCGTTATTCATCGTAGCATTATTTTTCGGCAATATCTCATTTCGTGATAGACAAGGCGTGCCACGCTTTGAATATAGCGGATTGGTTGCATATCTAATCAAAAAGGCTTTTGAAGCTATAAAAACGATAAAAGAGGATGATTGATGATGGAAAAAGGACAATATATGTGCGCTTTAAACACAGATCAAAAAGTATGGGAAGTAACAGAACGTTTCAACACAAGAATCGAAGCTATTAATGCAGGCATTAAAGGTTTGGCAGAAAAAGACGAAGACATTTTCGGAGAAATCCCAGAAATAGGAACGACAAAATTCGCAGTTGGCAGAATAAGCGAATACAAAATCAATTTTGAAAACGTGGCAGAAGAGATCATGGAGATCATAAGTGAAGATGCCTATGATTATCTAGGAGAATCGGCAACGAACTATCTTGAAGACGTTGAGGACGATCAAAAGAAAAGATTTGCAAGCTTGATCGAAAAATTTTTCAAGGAAGAAGAATTGATGCCAAAATGTTTCAACATCGTTGACATTGAAGAATATGACATCACGGACTTATTCGGATCATACGTGAAAAACAATACATTTCCGGATTTCGTCAAAAAGGAATGGAGAAGCGGCTTTGATGCAGACATGGCTTAAAGAATACCGAATGAAACAAGCAAACGAGTTGATCCGAATGATCGCAAATCGTGGCCGGCGTTTCTTTGATTATACGACAGTTAAGAGAATGGATAACGAAGCACTTTTGGGGAGTGTGTCGCATTTCATTATCAAAAACAACCGTGTCTATTTCAAGGATGGTTATACACAGAAAGAAATGTTTGCTTATAACCATCTTTACATGAAAGAATTCACGCCAGGCGGAACGCTCGAAGCGCTTGTGTTGGATTTGTCGGAGTTCATTCGAACAGGCGAACCAACTAACGGCAATAATGGATATGGCGGTGTATATGCGCCAACAGAACATTGGGGCTATTCGATCGAAGAAATGGAAGAGATCAGAGCGTATGCAGAGGAAATCGGATTTGCTAAGGGGGAAACAAAGTGGAAGGCTTGAATTTGAGAACGTTCGTTGTGGTCAACGGCAATGAATACGTGGTCAGCACCGTTTATGCTTATGCTTTGGGATGGGAAACAATGGTTTCCAGAACAAACGGCGATCAAACGGTTGTGGATTGGCAAGAAATAGATAAATATACCAGGCGTTACTTTTCCGAGGAAAAAGCAAGAGAAGGCCATCGGGAAACGATTATCGCTTTAAGGAGGGATGCTTGATGGCTGACATCGTTTTCCGGATAGCGTGTGGCATGGCAATTGTATTGCTGGCTATATACGCAAAAAAAGAATTTAAAGAAACATCAAGAAGAAATGAACAGTTGCGCAGAACAATCACAGGAAGAAGGAAAAAACAGAATGAACGAACGCCAGAAGAAAAAACAACTGAAAAAGATCGTTGATCTAATGAATCAAATCGAAATCGATGATTATGACGGCCAGGAAAATGAATTGTTTTATGTTTTGGCCGAAGCAAATGAAAAACATCAAGCGATTCTTGAAAAAATATGCAGTATAACGAAGGCGAACAAGTTACTCGTTCACATGATGTACGAATACGAAGACATGATGGATGATTTTAGGGATTGGGTCGTACAATTCGATTTAACAGAAGTATGGATGCTTATCAAGCAATGGCCGAAAAAATATGACATGGCTTATAACTCGAAAAAAGGATTTGTGATCGTGAGGGATCAAATGTGACAAACAAAGAGATCAAAGAAGCATTGCAACAAGAGGGAATGCCGATTTTAAGAACTATGAAAGGAAATCTAGTTTTATATCTACCGCTAGGATCAGCAGATCGATATAAACCGATCGCAGAGACCTGGCACAGGAAATGGATCATCCTTGATGATATCAAGCTTTTGGGAAACAAGGCGTTTGATGTAATAAAGTTATTAAACAAATGGGATCATAAAAACTAATTAAGGATGTTTCACATGGAACATTAGTGTATAATGAACGAAGGTGCCACGGCATCGATCATTTGGTTTCTTCTTTCATGATTCAAGTCCGATTTTTGTTGGAGAAGTCGGCAACGATGTGGATTGATTGGACTACTCACAATTTTCCATTTCTTATCCTATCAAATTCGGCCGTTGGTAGTCGGGATGAAGGTTTGCTTAACAGCAAGCCTTTTTTTGTTGGTTTCCGTGTATAATAGACGTATCAAATGCAAGAAAGGAGAAAGGACATGAAAAACAATGATGAAATGATCGGATCAAAGGAAATAAAGATCGTTCCGATTGATCTCGTGATCCCTTACGAAGAAAATCCACGCTTGAATGATAAGGCGGTGGAGTACGTGAAGAATTCAATTAAACAATTCAAATTTGCACAGCCGATCGCAGTCGATAAAGATGGCGTGATCATTGCAGGGCATACGAGATATAGAGCATCGAAAGAATTAGGCCTGGAAAGTGTGCCGGTGGTCGTATTGGACTATTTAAACGATGAAGAAGTAAAGGCCTATCGATTGGCAGATAATAAAGTGGCCGAATTTGCTGATTGGGATTTTGAAAAGCTGAATTTGGAACTAGACAGCTTATTAGATACAGAAATCAGCATGGAAGATTTTGGTTTTGCATTTAATACCGAATTGGAGTTCGAAGACGAAGAAGAGCAGGAAGCATCGGAAATGATACAGATCAAATTTGCATTAGCACCAGAGCAAGCCGAGATCATGGAAGGCGTGTTCCAGTTATTAGAACCGAACTCGAAGACATATGGCAACGAAGATCAATTGGGAAACAAGTTCTTTTCATTAGCAGAACAGTGGGCTAAGATGAAGCAGGAAGCGAGGGGATCAGATTGACGAAGAAGAAGCCGGCCGATCAAAAGAAGCGTGCAGGCCGTAAAAGCAAGTATGAAACACACGTCAAGCCTTACTTTGAGCGCATCGAACTAATGAAGAAAAACGGATATCATGATGAAGACATCGCAAAAGCATTGGACGTCAACAAGTCGACATTTTCATCTTTCAAAAGCAAATATCCCGAATTAAGAGAATTATTGGAAAAGGCAAACGTTGATCTTGAATTGAAAGTGATTGATTCATTAGCGCAAAGAGCCGTAGGGATGAGATACACCGAAAAGAAGAAGATCATGCGCAAGAAAGAAGGCCAGGTGGTATTTCAAGAGATTGTGGAAACAGAAAAATTCTTGCCACCAGACGTGGGAGCAATAGCGTTATACATGAAGCGTAACAACATTTACAACACAGCAGAAGAAGAATTGACGAAAGCCCGGATCAGAAAGGCCAACGCCGAAACGGATATGCTAACCGGAGAAAGCCAGGGAGAAGATGCAAACAATTGGGCGCAAGGCGTGCTAAGCCTTACAGAAAGACAAAGGATGGCCAATGGAGAGCGTAGGCGCATCTTTGATGATGAGGAAACGGACAAAATGGAAGAGTAATGTTATTTTTATTTTGTACCGCCACCGGAGCAGTATCAAACAAAAGTATTGATATATCAACAATCACGAAAAAACGGCAATTTTAACAGACTGTTATTTTTGCCAGAAAGGAAAGAAATATGACTGAAAAAGATAAAAACATCGAAGCGGATAAGATCGATTGGGCAGAAATTGTCAGTGTATACTACAATGATCCAGTCGCATTTGCAGAAGACTTTTTGAATTTCGTGCCGGATGATTGGCAAGCAAAGGTTATGTATGATATTTGTGATCATCCATTCGTTGCCGTCAAGTCCGGTCAAGGTGTAGGGAAAACAGGGGTCGAATCAGCAGTGATCTTATGGTACTTATGCACAAGACCGAATGCAAGGATCGTGGCAACAGCACCGACGAAACAGCAGCTGCAAGATGTTTTGTGGGCGGAGGTTTCGAAGTGGCTTGTAAACACAAAGCTCGAACGATTGATCACGTGGACGAAAACAAAGATATACATGAACGGTCATGGGGAACGATGGTTCGCAGTAGCTAAGACATCTAACCGGCCAGAAAACATGCAAGGTTATCACGAAGAAAACATGATCTTTATTGTGGACGAAGCATCCGGGATCGATGATGAAGTAATGGAAGCTGTATTGGGTACGTTGTCCGGTAAAGATAACAAGCTTTTGATGATGGGAAACCCCACGAAAGTTTCCGGGATATTCTACGATGCATTTCATAAGGATCGCAGAGATTACAAAACACACACAGTCGATTCCAGAAACAGCCCAAGAGCATCCAAAGAAAACATCCGGCGTTTGATTAATCGTTACGGCGAAGAAAGTGACGTGGTGGCAGTCCGTGTCAAAGGCGATTTCCCAAGTGGAGAGCCGAACGCATTCATTTCACTAACCGAAGTAGAAAAGGCCGTATCAAGAGATTTGGAAGGCTACGAGAAACGCAAGTTCGATGCTTACAAGTTTTATACAAACGGCGTGATCCAAAACATCATCGATATTCCAAAAGATGCAGAAATACGGATCGGGGTCGATATTGCCAGACATGGGGATGATGAAACGGTTCTCGCACCACGTGTCGGCCTTTACTCGCTACCATTGCAAACATTCGGTAAGCAAGACTTAATGACCACCACAGGGCGCATCATGCTAATGGCGAAAGAGCTACACGAGATATACAACCGCAAGATCGCAATAACATTGGATGATACAGGGGTCGGCGGTGGTGTCACAGACCGACTGAAAGAGATCGTGACAGAAGAAAATTTGGATTGGATGCAGGTCGATCCGGTCAACTTTGCTGAAAAGGGTAACGATGATTATATGGGCGTTATCTCTTTGATGTATGGGAACTTTAAAGATTACATCGATTCCATCAAGTTGCCAGATGATAACGATATGATCGGACAACTTACGATCCGCCGGTTCGATGTCGAAAGTAAAGGGCGCATCAAGATCGAATCCAAAAAGGAAATGAAGCGCCGTGGCCATCCGTCACCGGATAGAGCCGAAGCCGTTGTGATGTCGTATTACAAACCGCCATTCGATGCTACTCAATTCAAGATAACGCCACAAATGATCAAAATTAATAAGAAATAGGGGGATAACACAATGAATTTTTTTAACAAGAGCATCCGGGAAAAGAAAGAACGTGAGAAAGCCAGTAAGGAAAAGCGAAACCGTGAGTTAGTCATGCAACAGTTGGATGCAGTAGGCAACCAGGCAAGGGATATGATTTCCGTCATGGCCGTTAAAAAAGCCGAAAACAATCCAAAAGGACGGCAGACAGAACCAAAATACGAGCAGTTTAATTTAATTAAGAACATGCCAATCAAGCGTGAATATTATCGATCGAAACAAGCGATCGAATTGCTTTATTATATTTTGAATGTAACACCGGACGGATCGCAGGCAAAGAACAATTATTTGCGACTAGCTAACAAGGGTCATTATGTCGAAGTATTGGGATTTGATGGTAAACCGCACGCAGAAGGCACAGCCTACATCAACGAAGAACTTGCGCCACGCATCGGCAAGATATACGGCAAGGGCGCTGATGGCCTGGTAGACGTTTTGAATCTATCGGCATATGTTTCCGGGGCGGAAGCAATGGAAGTCGAATTGACGGAAAACCTCGATGATGTCGTGGATTTTCACATCATTTCGCCAGAAACCTTGCAATACATCATCAAGGAAGAAGATGGAACGTTGCAATTGGCGCAGGTTTTAACAGATGGAACAACGCAAGAATTGAATGATCAAGTCCGATATATCCCGATTGATCCGATGATTGATGATCCTTATGGAGTAAGCCCAATCATTCCAGCATTGCAAGCGTTGATCTTTCAAAAAGAATTCATTGACGATCTGAAAGCAGTAGCACATCATCAAGGCCACGCAAGAATGGATGTTTCCATCGTAGCCGATAGCATTATTTCATCAGCGCCAGACAGCATCAAGAATGATCCAGAACGATTGACTACGTTTGTGAATCAGCAGATCGATCAGATCAAGTCAGACTTTGAGGAATTAGAGCCAACAAGCGATTTTTTCCACACAGACGGTGTACAAGTAGATATGGCAGGCGGAACGCAAGGAAGATCGATGGACTTCACACCACTAATGACCGTAGTCGATCGACAAGTTATGCAGGCATTGAAACAATTGCCGATCTTGATGGGTAGAAACGAATCGACAACAGAAACGCATGGATCAATCCAATGGCAAATCTTTGTTGATACTATTGAAGCATGGCAAAACGTCACAAAGCGGATGCTTGAATGGGGATATAACCTGGCATTGCAGGTCAAAGGCATCCCAGCAAAAGCAACAGTGACGTTCGAGAAGGTACGTGCAGAAGATCGCAAGGCAGAAGCCGAAGCATACGAAATCGAGATCAGAAACAATCAGGCTTTATATCAACAAGGCATCATCGATCAAGAAACGTTTGCTATGAATACCACCGGAGAAGACCCGGCAGAAGAAACGCCACGATCCCAGGGAACAGGCACAAGCGGTTCGGGAACGAACTTTTCATCGCTATTGGCTAAGTACAGCACACCGGCCAACGAAGAAGGCACAGAAGATGACGAAGAGAACGCCGGTCGTAGTCGTTCGGCATTTCCCTATTAAGCCCGGAATGAACCGGGCAGAAGGATCAGACGAATTCATTGCAGAGATCGGACAGCCGTTTTCGGATGAGGTAGCCAAGCAATCGATAAAGATGCAAGATGAGATCACGAAGCTATTGAGCAAACAACGTGGATATTTCGAAAAGATGATCAAAGAATCAACAGCTTTGCCGGATTTGTTTGTGGATAAGTATGTCGGAGAGAAAGAAGACAGCGAAAAGCGGATCGATTTCGAAGAATTAGGCTTTGAGTTTGACACAGAGCAGGAGAAAGAAGCGTTCCTTTTATGGTTCAAAGCGAACTTTTACACCGATGAAATGGATAAGTTGATGCAAGAGGAATGGACGGAAATCCTTATGCGTTGGATCACGGATATTGTGACAGTGGTCGGCGAAATTAATCTCGCAGTTATCGGCATCGATACGGATTTCGGTTGGATTGATGATGCATTAGTCGAGCAAGTCGAATATATGGCCACCACATCCACCAGGGAAATAGTGGGAACAAACTATCGATCAGTTATGAAAAACATCCTGGCAACGGTAAAGAAGGGCAATTGGTCGATTCCAGAAGCCGTGAAGAATCTCAAAGAAGAGTTTGCCTTTTCGAATAAGCGTGCAAAAGTGATCGCACGAACGGAGATATTACGAGCGCAATCAACAGGCCAATTCGGATCGGACATTGATGCATATGATCGGGGATTGATCATCGGCAAGGAATGGCACAGCACACATGATCATCGCACAAGAGATTCGCACGTGTCAGCAGATGGCCAGGTTCGGGAGTTCCTAGAGCCGTTCGAATTAGTCAACAATGGCACAGTCTCTTATATGTTTTATCCGAGAGACACATCGCTATCAGCGCCGGCAGAAGAGGTCATTCAGTGTAGATGTTTCTATACTCGTATCATGGCAGGCCAGGAACAAAAAATGATCGATGCCGGATATAGCGTTGACGAAAAAGAAACCAACTGATAGTATTAAATTTGTCAGAAGAACCGAACACAATTATACAAAACTAAAAAATTCACTATTTTTTATCGGTTTAACTGATTCTTTCTTTTTCTGAAATGCATGTGAGGTCGTAAGGGGAAACGATCAGCGATGAGGGTTGCGAAAGCAATCCTTTTCGTTTATATTTATCTCATACCTACTTTTTCATTTGTTTTTTCCATACAAGGGAACTCTTTCATTCGAGAAGCGGTGCTGACGTTTTCAGCGCCGTTTTTTTATGTTAAAATGAATATACCATGCGGAAACATGGCGTGTTTAACAAAAACCATTCTTTCGACAAGGGGCGATCTCATCTTTTGATGGGGTTGCCTTTTTTATTTGCACATGAACGCTTGTTTGCTGATATAATCGAATTGTTACATGTGAAACATAAGGAGGGAAAGAAATTGTGCTAAGAAGAGAAAGAGGAATCAGAATGCCAGTGCCGGACAAAGACAACATATGTCCGCCAGTTTGCAAAAATATGTTTGGTTTTACGATACCAGCAGATCGCAGACCACCACAACCACCAAAACCAGTGAAAACACAAATAAAGATCGATTTTGAAGGCCAGATGTTTGAATGCGATGTCATTGACGGAGTGGCCAAAATACCAGATGAAATCGTGCAGGAAATGAAAAAAACAAACGAAAAGCACGAAAAAGAAACAGAAATAACGATCAAAACCGGATATGGCAAGCAAAACGAAGATATTTCTGCTAAAATTCTAGTGAAGACGAAAGGAGGTGGAGAATAAATGAACTTATACGAAAGACAAATGGCAGTTCAAACAGCATCCGGAAGCGTGGAACAATACATGGATCGCATTAATCAGATGTCACATGTACAATTAAGCGCAGAAGATGTGTTCGTGTATCAAGGTATTATCTCATCGGATGCGATGGATAGTTACTACACGAAAATGGATGCAGAAACTTCCTTGCGAAACTATGCCAACGATCTGAAAGCAGGTACGCCATTAATGACGTATCACGAAACATCACAATCGCCGATCGGCCGATCCTTTGATTCATCAATTGATGTCAAGGAGGATGGGAAAACAGTTGTTCGGGGATTGTTTTACATCGTTCGTCATACGAAAATCAATGGAGAAAGCACAGATGATCTTATCCGCCAGATCGAGACAGGAACATTGACAGAAATGTCAGTGGGATTCGGTGGGATAAATTTATGGTATAAGTCTAGTTACGATGGCAAAGATATCTATGAATCACGCTACTATCCAGGAGATAAAGACGAAAACGGCAATTTGGTGTATTATTACATTATGGATGCGACATTGCGAGAAGTCTCTCTCGTTTACAAGGGAGCTTGTCCGGATGCCGTAGTCGAACGAATCAGAAACGATTTGCCGAATATGGAGGATGCCGAAAGACAAATCCAGAAATACGAAACACGTTTCAACGTTCGGATCGATATGCCAAAACAGCGAAGCAAGGAGGGAAAACGAATGAACATTGAAGAAATCACAAGAGCAGTAGAAAAAGGCGATTTGCAACGTGGCGAATTGCTGAAAGCATTGAAAGTCGATGCGATCACAGATGGCCAACGTTCGATCCTTAAAGAGTTGGGCGAAGATGCAAGCATCGAAACCGTTCGATCACTGAAAGAGAAAGCAGAGATCGGAGAACGAGCATTCAACGAAAAATTGGATGAGTTAGTGAAAGCACGTGTTGCGATTGGTCAAGAGTTCGATCAAGAAAAATACAAAGAACAAATGCGATCAATGGATGTCGATTTCATCGAAGATCAAATTCGATTATTCGAAGACATCAAGAAAGCAGAATTCAAACCAGGCCGACAAACACAAAAACAAAATGACGAAGACGGCAAAGCCATTTTCGTAAGTGAATCATATAAGGGGGAGAAATAAAATGGCAAAAAGAACGCAAGTTTTAACACCAACAAACGGCATCAACCTAACCGTATATCCTAAAGCCGGCCAAGTTATCAAACCTGGCGATGCTTTAGTATTAGACACAACGGATGCGCTAGGTTATGGCGTTAAGTTAGCAGGAGCAAACGAAGCACCTTTATTCGTTGCAATGATCGGCAATGAGATCGGCGAAGCAAAAACAAAACGCAACACAATTTCCGCAAAAGTAGTCGGCAAATACAACACTGTTTTATCATTGCCAAGCGATGATAGTGCAAACATCGGTGATTATGTATTGCCAGATGGAAACGGCTTGTATGTCAAAGAAACAGTGGCAGAAGCAGGAACGCCAAAAGGATTCCTAGTTGTCTATAAAGACAGCAAAAAAGTGGAGGTGCTATTCTAATGAAAATCTTTAAACAACCGAAAATCGAAGTGAAAAACCGTTTCGGCCAATTGGTCACATTGGAAGAAGCGAATTTCATCGAAACAGTTCGTGAACATGCAAAAAACGAACGTAACATCAGCGAAGATTTTATCAACGAAGATTCATCCATGATGGTTCGTTCATTCCTGGAAGATAATGGCTTGACAATGGGAGATTTCAACAATTTCTTATCACGTGATGTAAAAGATGCTCGTGTTCGTGATTTCATTTATAATACAGGACTTGAACCAGTATTCACAACAATCGTAGAATCATATGTACGTGGTCAATACGAATCAATTGACGAATTGGGCGATCTTGTGATGTCTCGTGTGCCAATGGATCAAATGACACAAGCTTATTATTCAGCAATCAGCGAAGACGGCGAAGAATATGAAATGGTTGTCGTGGCAGAAAGTGCAGATATCCCGGTTACTAAACTAGTAACAGATACAAAACACATCATCGTCGCAGAGAAAAAAGGTCGTGGGCTTTCATTAACTGATGAATCAGTGAAATCACAACGTATCGATCAATTACAAGCATTTTTCCGCAAATTGGGGATTCGCTTGCAAAAATCCGAAGTTAAGCAAGCGATCAGCGTGCTATTAAACGGATATTTTGGCGATATCGATGCGCCACAAACAATCGGTGTGAAAAGCACAACATCTTATGATCTAACTGATTTATGGTTCGCACATCGTGTCATGACGGATGATTATGGTTTCGTTCCTAACGAATACATCATGAACCGCAAGACAGCGACTGAATATCTAGGATTGAAAGATGGCCAGGGCAATTTCTTCTTTTTGCAAAACATTTTGAATGCATCATTGCCAGAAGGTATCCAAAACGCAACAATCCGCATCAACGAAGAAATCACAGATGATAAAATCTTACTTGTGGATAAACGCAACGCCTTGCAAGAATACGTGTTCAAAGACTTATCAAGCGAAACAGAACGTTCAGCAGGCAAACAAGCAACAACAGTCTACACATCTAAGATCAATCAATTCGTTCCGTTTGAAAAGAACGCACGTATGATCCTAGATTTGAAACAAACACGCAGTTAAGCCGGCTATTATAGCCGGTTTCCATTAATTTTTTAGGTGGTGTAAATGATGGCCAAAAAGAGTGAAGAAACAAAGAAAAAAACCAAAGAAGAAGTGAAACAGGAAGAGAAAGCACCGGAAGAAAAGTCAGAACGCTATCGGGCGAAAAAAGGTTATCCAGTTTTCTATTACAAATACGGCGTGATCGATCACGAATGGCGTGAACTAGATGGAGCAATGCCATTGCTGATGAAGAGACGAATTGAAGATGGTATGATCGAAGTAGAATCAGAGGTGGAATGATTATGTTTATAACCATCGATGATTTGAAAACAAAAGGCCGTTACAAAGAACAACGTTCGAAGATGGCCGATAATGATCTAAACGATTTGCTTGATCGGATCGATATTTATATCGAATCAAGAACCGGATGCAGTAAGTTAGAAGAAACGGACGATCCGAAGATCAAGAAACGTTTGGCCATCGCATCGATCGGCGTTGCTGATTATCTTTATTTTGTGGATAACGTTATGAAGATCGAACAAAACATGATGGGCGTTAAAAGCGAGAACATCGGAGATTATTCTTATTCGCTATCTGATGGGGGTATCGATTACAGTAAGATCGGCAATCCGGAAATCGATAGCATTTTAGATGGTTTGAGTTGTAAGAGCGAATCAGTTTTCGCATTTAGCATTTCACATCCGGAAAAACACAGATGGGGAAAGCGGTGGTAAAATGTTCGGCGATTTTATGATTCACACAGCAGACGTCACAGAACAAATCAAAGATGAGAGCGCAGGCACAGACGAATTCAATAGACCAATCACAATCGAAAAGACCACGAGGGGAATTGAATGCCGTTTTGTCACATCCATTAAGCCGGTTTTAGATGGAGATAAGTCCGGGTTACTAGAAACAAGCTATATTCTAGTAGATGCCGACAGCGTTCCGGACATCACTTTCAATCAAAGCACAACTGTTTCGAACATCCGGCTAAAATCGGATGATTCTATCGTTTCAGACGGCACATTCACTGTTTCCACCGTTGGCATACAAAATGCCATGATGGGCATCCACCACCTAAAAATCTATTTGGAAAGTGGTGGTTAAATGGCCAAAAAATCGATGGTTGCATTTGGCTTTGATGAAGAAGCCAGAAAATGGATGAATAACCTAGAAAAGAACGTGCAGAAGGCCTCAAGCGATGCAGTCGAAGCGATGGGCATGGTTTGGGCGGATAATGCGAAGCTTATGACCAGGAACGATCAACACATCGACACCGGGGCATACGTGAACAGCATTGCATATGCCACCAGTTTTCCCGGAAGAGATGGTGGATTCGCAGTTGGTGCAGTGATCAACGAAAAGAAGGCATTGCACATGATGGAACAGATCACTTTAGGTAGTGGAGTTTCATATGCGGTTTATCTTGAAAAAAGATATAATATATTTGCACGTTCGTTGGATGCTAGTATGGCAGAAATGAAACGTGTCGGCACAGAAGTATTCAAAAGGTCATTGGGGGTGTGATAAGTGCAGTACAAAGATATATCACTAAGCATCGCACGTGCGGTCGATCGGGAAATGCCTGGCAAATTCAAATCGATTCGCAAAATGATTGCTGATGATGGGGAAAAACCGCAGTTAGTGGCCAAGATGGCAGGAACACAAACGATCATGCTATCTGTTTACACCGACAAGGCACAACCTGGATCGGATTCATTGGCTTACAGCCTATGTGTGGATGCAGTGAACGTGCTTATCGATCCCACAACGGCAATTGATGAAATGATTCAAAGCATCGATTTGCAGAGTACGCCGGATTTGGTAAACGATGCAGATCGTAACGCCTGGCAGGCGTGGTGCTATTTGGATATAACTCATTTATATACAGGAGGTTAGGAAAATGGCAAAGGAAGAATCAAAAGCGCCAAAAACAGAAGCGAAATCTAACACGTTCAAAGCAAAAGTGAAAATGCCTGGTTATAGTAAACGAGCAATCGTGACAGCTAAAATCGGCAATAAAGAAATTGCTTTGATGGAAAACGAAGTTATCGAAGTAACACAACAAGAGTTCGATCAATTAAACCTTGCAACGTCAAGTGCAGTCGAAATTGTAAAAGTTAAATAAGAGAGGATGAAGAAAAAATGGCAGAAACAGGATCAAACGTGATGAAATGGAACAAAGCGGAAATTTTAGGTGGGCCAGGTCGTTTAGTAATCAACGATGATATTTCTTTACGTCCTACAAAAATTTCTGATGTTATGGATTTAACAGCGCCATTTGCTTTGAAAGAAGGATGGAGAGATTTAGGAGCAACACAAGAAGGAATCAATATTTCACGTGGTTTCGACACAGAAGATTTCGAGATCGATCAATCTGTACAGCCTATTGATCGCACGATTTCAAGTTTCACAACATCACTAAGCACAACATTAGCACAAGATTCCATCAATAATCGTCAATTGGCTATGATCGGCGGAACGATCAAAGAAAATGCAGCCACATTAGGAACGCCAGTTGCATTGACAGCGCCAACGCTTATCGGTGCGAAAGTAATCAAAGTTGATGCAGTCACAGGCATCCAAAAAGATGGCTTTGTGATTATTGGCGATGAAACACGTCAAGTTGCCAATGTTGATGCAGGAACAAAAACAGTGACATTGAAAAAATCACTTGAAAAAGCACACGAAGCAGATGCATCAGAAGCAAAATCAGTAACACCAGTTACCGAATTAGGTACAAAAGAAATTGGCTACGGTGCGCCAAGCGAAATCGATCACTTTCAAACAGCGATCATTTCAAAAATGGATGATGGAACATTGCGCTTGACTGTATTCTACGATACAACGCTATCCGGCGATGAAGTAGAAACAACTTACGGAAAAGACAAGAAAGTCTTGCCAATCGGCTTGACGGCGTTCCCAGTTGATGATCTACCAGAAGACGAAAATGTGTTCAAAGAATTCCAACAAACAGTATAAGTTTTTGATATAATGGTGGTGGCGATATTATTCGCCATCACTGTTTCACATGAAACACCAATCAGGAGGGAAATCAAATGACAGAATTAGAAAACCAATTAAAAAGCACAGATGTAACAACAAAACCAACTCATATCGAGTTATCAGACGGAAAAGTTATGGCAGTTCCGAAATTAGACGTTGGGAAAACGTTGGGGCTTGCACGTGTTATCGCAGGCGATGGTTTCGCATTATGGCGCAAGGCGCAAGGCCTATTCACAGAAGTTGAAAAGAAAGATGATTTTGGCAATCCAATGTTAGATGATGAAGGCCAACCGGTCGTTGAGATCATCGAACCAGAAAACGAACAAATTTTCGCATTCATCGTGGAAAACGTGGGCGAAGATTTATTGCCAAAAGTATTAGGGATTTTATTCGGTATCAAAGCAGAAGAAGTCGAAAATATGGAATTATACGATGCGATTGAATTGTTGACAGCTTTAATCGATGCGAACGACTTAAAGAAAACTTTTTTAGCAGTGAAGAAACTGACGGAAAAACTAGTCTCACGCCAGACAAACGAACCGATAGCAACGCCGGCAGGCTAACATGGAAAGAACAAATTGATTTTTTAAAAGGGATTTTCGAAGCAAACGTGTTGACCATCATCCGACAAGTGGACGAAGTGGCAGACCATTTCAATTATACGGATGAATATATCATGGATCATTCGTTGTCCTGGTTAAAAAGAAAATACAGCTTTGCAATGAACAAACAAAAAGATCGATTGGTTCAATCGCAACGATCAACATTCAGTGCCATTCAAGCGGTTGTTTCGTCATTCATGGGATCAAAAGTGAACATCGATGAAATACTAATACCACAACGAGAACCATCGGAAGCAGAGAAACATCTAACGGAATTGCTTGAAAGTCTCAAAGAAGGCAATACGAAGGTTTCCGGCGTTAACGAAGAAGGGTTTGTGGTAGATGAATGGTGGAAAACAACATAATTTTTTGGAAGGCTATGAATTTTCGTTCATAGTCTTTTTTTATTAAGAAAGGGGAGAAAATCAGATGGCAGACGGAAAAAGAATTGGTGGTGCGTTTTTAGATTTTCAAGTGGACTATTCACAACTAAAAACATTTCTAAGCACAATGAACAGCCTATCAGACCAGACGAACAAACAAATATCCGGCATCGGGTCAGTGATCGAATCAACGATCCAGAAAACGAAGAACTTGACGAAGGAAACGGCGAGTGGTGCGAATCAGCAAAAGAATGCCATGAGTAACATCATGACACAATATGCAAACGCATCGAAAAAGGTCGAAGAAATGACCAACAGCATTTCAAAAACAAAGACAACATCATCAAACGCCACAAAATCGATTCTAAGCGATTCTAAGAGTATAGCAGGAGAATCATCCAAAACAGCTTTTAAAATGTCGCAATCGACATCACAGGCGTTCGATTCGATGAAAAAAGACAGTCGTTCATTGAATCAAACACTTGTGGCCGGAATGAAAGCCAACGTGCAGGAGTTTGGGCAAAGTTTCAAAAATCTAGGTTCGACATTCAGTGGAATCGCATCATCGATTATTAACACGTTCAAAAAGATTCCGTCCGGGATCGCATCGATTCCGAAAACGATCGCAACACAGATGAAAAATCTAGCCGGATCGATTACATCGGGATTCGCACGTGCGAAAGATTCGGCAATCTCACAGATAAAGAAAATACCGGATGCAGTACGATCGGCAGGTAATTCAATCAAGACAGGATTTGCAACGGCGTTCAATACAGTTGTTTCCACAGCTACAAACGTAGTCAACAAGACGAACAGAGCAATCCAGACATTGCCACAAACGATCTCACGTGCAGGCAGTGCCATCAAGAATGGATTTTCAAATGGGATCAAAGCAATTCCACAGATTGCAAGCAACGTGGCCAAGACAGCAGGCAACGCCTTTTCATCCATAGGAACAACCGTGAAGAATGTCGCATCGGCATCCGGAAGTGCAATGAAATCATTCCTATCCAGTGGGATGCAAAACGTTCTTTCAAAAGCACGTTCGGTTTTCCCTGGTGTCAAGAAACAGATTCAAGACGGCGTGGACGAACCGGCCAAAACAGCATCGCTTTCATTAGGTAAAATCGCAGGCGCTATCGGTGTGATGAAAGTCGCATCTAAAGCCTTTTCGATGATTGGATCATCGATGGAAGGTGCGATCAATCGGATCGATACACTAGCAAATGCCGATCGTGTGTTCGAAAACATGGGATTCAAGGCAGAAGAAACACGAAAGATGATGCAGGCGCTAAACAAATCAATAACCGGGCTACCTACGGCGTTGAATGATGCCGTTTCCGGCGTTCAGTTGATAGCATCATCAACAGGGGATATAGGCAAATCACAAAAGATTTTCGAAGCGTTGAATAATGGGATTCTAGGGTTCGGCGGATCGGCTGACATGGTAAACAATGCCATCGTTCAGTTATCACAATCATTCTCAAATGGGAAAGTCGATGCCGAAACATGGAACTCGATGATCAATAGTGGATTAGGACCAGCTTTGAACGCTATTGCGAAACAGATGGGCAAGACGGCCGGAGAGTTAAAAACAGGGCTATCAGAGGGTACTATATCTGTCAAAGATTTCCAAGATCGTTTGATTGAATTAAACGAAAAAGGTGGCGGAGGACTGAAATCCTTGCAACAAATCGCACAGGATGCCACAAAAGGGATCAAGACATCCATTGCCAACTTTAAAACGTCAGTGACACGTGGTGTCGCAGAGATCATCAAGGCGTTTGACAAGTTTATCACAGCAGTAACAGGCAAAGGCGTTGCGGATTGGATCGGAACATTTGCATCCGGATTCGAAGCAGGATTGAAGAAAATTGCATCCGGATTCGAAGCAGTCACGCCATTAGCTAAGAAGCTTTATGATACGTTGAAACCATTTGCACCAGTGATCGGTGGAGTGGTGGCCGGTTTGCTCGCAATGGGCGGAATCAACTCAGCAATCTTTGCCATTAGCAAACTATCGGGAGTATTCGCAATGTTTACGAAGGCATTGTGGGCAAATCCAATCGGGTTAGTTGTCGGCCTTATCGTAACATTAGGCGTTGCATTCTATAATGCTTATAATAAATCAGAAACGTTCCGCAAGAGTGTTGATAACTTGCTAAAACCGCTGAAAAAAGTCGGAGAAATGGCACAGTTAGCAGGTAAGATGATCCAATTGTATTTATTCGGAGAATATACACAGGATAAAGGGGAACAATTTGCTAAAACACGCAAAGCGTTAGAAGAAATGTTGCCAAAACAAGTGGTCGATGCATTTGTAAATCAAATTCAACGTGTGAGTGATGCAAAAGAAAAATTGACGACTATCATCAAAGCCATATCGTTATCATTCCAAGATTTAAAACCGGAAGAATATGGCGAAAAAATGAAATCTTTGCATGATTATCTTGGCCAATTCATCCCACAAGAACAATTGAATGCAATTTGGGTCAGAATCGCCAATTTTAACAATGCGATAAACCAGTTCAAAGATATATTTAGTATTTTCTACGATGCTTTAACAGGTAATTTTAAAGATTTTAATCAATTGTATGAGGAATACGGAGATATTTTCGATATTAGTCAACTGTTTGATATAGTATATATTTCTCAAATATTGAATCAAGTAGGCGATACGTTTAGAACAGCGTTTACACAAATTAAACAAGCCATTTTGACAGGTATCACAGAGGGCGATTTTACGCAACTCTATGCATTGATCCAACAAATAGCGCCAACGATTATCGGGATGCTATTGGGCGGTATTCCACAGATTGCCATCGCAGGCGGACGGCTATTGCTTTCGATTGCCGATGGTATGGGATTGAATATTCCACAGTTGATCACGAAGCTAACAACTGAAATTTTGCCTAGCATCGTTAACACATTGGTAACCGGAGCAATTACATTTGTGAATGTCGGCATCCAATGGATCAACAACATCATTGCCGGCATTAATCAATCATTGCCAACATTATTGCCAATCGCATCGGGTATCATTTCGAACCTGGTAACTTTTATCATGCAGGCATTGCCAGTAATTGTGCAAACAGGATGGACGATCCTTTCAAACTTGATGGATGGGATCATGAAGGCGTTGCCTAACTTGATCAATATCGCCGTTCAATTGGTAGTGTGGCTTGCACAGACCATCGCACAAAACTTACCGATAATTGTCAATAAAGGGATGGATATCGTTTTAAACTTGTTACAAGGAATTCTCAAGAAGTTCCCTGAATGGTGGGAAATGGCAGTCAAGTTGATCATTCAATTTGGTACAAAATTAGCTGAAAACTTCCCATCGATCGTGAAAAAAGGTTGGGAATTGCTGACGAAGCTTGTGCAAGGGATTGGCGAAAGAATTCCGGCGTTGCTTGCAATGGTCGTTCGGTTTATGGGCGTTATGCTTGGTAAGATATTGGAGTATTTGCCAGACTTAATAATTCTAGGTGTGAAATTGATCGTTGCTTTGATCAAAGGTTTGTGGGAGTTCGGCAAAGGATTGGGCGGATTCATCAGCGGATTTTGGGATTCACTGAAAAAAGGTTTTTCTCAAATTGATTGGGGCGAAATCGGTCGAAACGTAATCGATGGGATTGTCAAAGGGTTTACAAAAGGATTCAAGAAGGCAAAAGATGCCGTGACCGATCTTGCAGGAAACATCGGCGGATGGTTCAAAGAAAAAATGGGTATCAAGTCGCCGTCACGAGTTATGGCCAAGATTTCTCAATGGGTGCCGGCAGGGGTAGCGGTCGGAGTGGAAAAAGGTGCGCCGTTAGTTGATAAAGCGATGGATGCATTAACAGCCACAATGACGAAAACTGTACAAAGCGCCGATCCAACCGTTAAAAATGAAATCAAAGTCGAATCGAAACCGACATCGATGCCAGTAGATACAAATCAGATCACAAACGATGGTTCGTTGAATGCATCGGCCTTTAATACCGGATTGCAAACGATCGTTCCACAAGTTGCAAACACGATCGGCACAATGGCAAATACAGTGGATACAGCCTTGACAAATCAAGTGCCAAAAATGCTTTCAAGCGGCCGTGAATGGATAACAAACATGAACAACGGAATTATTCAGGCAGTGCCACAAGTTACGAACACAATCGGCACAATGGCGAATTCAGTTGATACAGTTTTGACGAATCAAGTGCCAGGAATGCTTTCAAGTGGTCGTGAATGGATAACAAACATGAAAAATGGAATTATTCAGACAGTGCCACAGCTTACAGCAAGCGTTTCGAACATGGTCAATCAAACAAACAGCAGGATCGATGCGAACGATGCTACAATGACCAGAAACGGAACTGAATGGGGAAGAAACATTCTATCCGGGTTTAATTCGATTTATCCACAATTTATCAATCGGGTTGGGCAATTCACAAATGATACTGTTAACCGCTTGAGATCGATCAATAATACTGTTTTATCCATCGGCAGACAATATATGCAGTTGCTTCTTAACGGAATCAATCAATTGTATGGCACAGTTGTTTCACGTGTAACAGCGTTGGGAAATCAGATGGTTTCGTCCTTAAATTCAAAACGTGGCGGATTCTACAATGCCGGAACGTATTTGATGAATGGACTAATATCCGGAATAAACGCCGTCAAAGGTTCGCTTAATACGACAATGAACAGCGTTGCAAATGCAATGGTCGGAGGAATTGGAAAAGGTGTGAACGGCGTTGCCAGTGGTGTAAACTACATCATGGGTCAAGTTGAATCGAAAAAACGTATTGGAAATTGGAAAATACCGAAATACGCCAGTGGTACAGATGGGCATCCAGAAGATGGATTGGCAATGGTCAATGACCAACCGGGGTCGAATTATCATGAGATCGTTCAACGTCCGAATGGAGAAACGTTTATCCCTAAAGCAAGAAATGCCGTGTTATGGTTAGAAAAAGGCACAAAGGTTGTCAAAGCATCCATGACGAAGCAAATCCTCAAGGCTAGAAAAAACGCCATTCCACGATATAAAAATGGTGTCGGGGATATCGATGTGGCAGATTTCATCGATGATGAAGATGCATTGAAACGATTTTTCCAAAGTAAAGTGAATTATTCGAAAATCAAGTCACCGTGGAACGGCATGACAAGAACAGCCGTTGACATGATGGGCCATGCATCAAATGACATGGTACAAACGGCATTGAGTGATTTCTTTAGTCACGGCAATTTTGATGGATCATTGTTTGCAGGCGGTGGAGCGTTCAACAACGTTTACACGTATCTTGTAGACGTAGCGCAAAAACTCATGACGAAGTTCCCTGGTTTAATTCCTACATCCGGTTACCGTCCGGGCGATGCTTATTATCACGGAAAACACCAGGCAATCGATTTGGCTTATCCTGGAGTTTCAAACGATCCAAGATATACCACGATCGCAAATTACGCTTTTGAGAAATTCAAGAATCAAATTGCTTACGTCATTACAAATGGCCGAGTACGTGACCGCATGGGGCTATCCGGTACAGGCGCATCCGGCAAATGGGTAACATGGCCAGCCCACGATCACTTTGACCATATCCATCTAAACGGAGCGTTTGGCGGTGGCCAGTTGCAAAGCGGTGGTGGCGGTGGCGTTGAAAAATGGCGTGGCCTAGCTATCAAAGCATTAAGAATGGAAGGACAATATTCGCCGGCCAACCTTAATGCGCTATTGAATCAAATGCGAACAGAATCGAACGGCGATCCGAATGCTATCAACTTATGGGACCCGAACGCCCTTAAAGGAACGCCATCAAAAGGGTTGATGCAGGTTATCGATCCAACGTTCCGAGCTTATGCACGTCCGCCATACAATAAAAACATCTTTGATCCTATTTCGAACATACTGGCATCAATCAGATACACGTTGAGAACGTACGGCAGTTTGATTGCCGGATGGCGTGGTGTAGGCTATGAAAACGGCGGAATGGTCACAAAAGATGGGCTTTATAGAATGGGCGAAGGCAACAAAGCTGAAATGGTTATACCATTGACCAAGCCACAAAGAGCGATGGAACTAATTATGCAAGCCATCCAATATATGGGCGGTGGCGGATTGATCAAATCGCTTTCAAATGTCGCAATTCCGGTCATGGATAATCTGACAGGATTCGCAATAAACAGCGCAGGCATTTCCGGTGGTGCGGATGATCCAACCAACAGAGCCATTTTAAGTGCTATCATGGAACAAAATGAAATATTGCGCCAGATTCTAGCGAAGAACACTGATGTCATTTTGAATGGCCGTGTTGTTTCACAAGAATTGTTGCCAGAATTGGATAAACAGCGTGCAAGAAATCAATTGTTAGAAAGACGAAAAGAAGGGAAGAAATAGAATGGTAGATCAAAAAGTAGATCAAAAAGAGTTCCGAGGAACAAAGATGATCGTTGATGGGAAAAGGCTTTCGAGCCTTTTCCAGATCAACAAGATCAGTCGGCCATCGACACCAGTCGAACACGACAAGCAAGAAACGCAGTTCGGTTATAGATACATCCGGACAAAAGAAAAGGACAACACCTTGAAAATTGATATAACCATCCGATCGAACGAAATCAATGACTTTCGTCCGGTTGCTGATTTAAGGGATGACATCGTTCGGGAGTTATACAAAGACGGTTTGAGAAAGTACCAGTTTACCGATCAACCAGATCGATATTGGGAAGGGAAATTCGATGGATCGTTAGAATTGGAGTATATCAACAAGCGAAACGCAAAAACTACGATTGAATTGTGGATTCCGGCCGGTCATGCTATTTCGGCATTAAACGAAAAAGAATTCACGAATGACGTTGAAAACGATCCTGGTGTAATCAATGCAGTAAACGGTGGAACAAGACGTGTTTATCCACTGACGGAGGTTCTATTCACGAAAGAATGCGGATATATCGCATTTATGAATGAGAGTGGCAATCTATTGCAGTTTGGCAATCCGGACGAAGTAGACGGAACTATTAAAGAAAAGAATGAACTTTTGTTCGATGATCATATGCAACAAGAACGGCCGGGGTGGGTTAGAAACCAGGGGATCACACCGCCAGTCACTTATCGCAGGGATCAAGTGGGAACAGTTAGCTATATTGATGATTCGGCCAACTATCCAGACGTTCCGAACGAAGGTTATTTCAGATGTTACAACTACGGAGATACAACCTTGCCAAGTTGGCACGGATTGGCTATGACGAAAGAAATTCCATTGCCATCCGATGGAGAATATCCCACGAACTTTCATTCGGCATTCCGTTTCGATTTCAATAACGATGGAGTTCCTAACAAAGAAAAACCATCAAGAATCGGCCATTTTTCCGTGACATATTCGGACGAAAACGACAACATCATTTGTTCGTTCGGTATCGAGGACAACAATCCATCGGCAGAAAAGAGCGACATGTTTTTCTATATTGGGAACAAACGTGTATTCGATAATCGTAATACGACAAAATATTATACAAATCAGCGATATCCGGGAAGATGGATCACGATCGAAAAGGTGGGTAATGTGATCACGATGCGTGCGCAGGCTTATGGAATAACCAAAACATTTACCATTCCGAGCGATGCCAATTTCGGCAAGTTGAGAAAAGTCACGGTATACCATGCGCAATATAAAAATCATAAGGTAATGGGAAACATTGTTTTTCGTGCTTTGCAGGTAACAAAATACAATACGCAATATTGGTCAGATTTCAAAAATATTTTCCAACCAGGGGATTTTCTTTCGATCGATTTCGAAGGGCGTTCGATCATGCGGAACGGCCAACCGCTCGACAAATTAGGCGCATACGGTAACGAATGGTTTCCGTTAGTTCCTGGAGAAAATGAGGTGGTTGTCAGTTATTCGGATTGGGTTATCGAACCGCCACAAGTGAAAATGAAATTTAAGGAGTTGTGGTATTAATGGCAGAATTTTATTTTGCGGATAGACGTATGGAAATTCAAGCCGTTGGATCGACTGATGAAACAGATGCGATTTTGGTCATGGAAGATGATCTGCAAGAAACATTGAAAACGGCATCCGGCATCTATACAATCACGATTTCCACGCTATCCGAGAAGTACAAACCGGCAGATATACAGGAGTACACAAAAATTTTGAATTATATTCTTGTAAAACGTCCGGATTCGAATAAGTGTGATTATTATACGATCATGGATATTGAAGAAGACTATGAGAATTTCACAAGATCGCTGACAGTTGAAAATGCCGGGCTTGATCTATTGAATGAAGTTTTGCCACCGTGGGGATTGCCGGCCGATCAACATAACATTGTTTGGTATATGGAAAAAGCAATATACGATTCCGGGTTCGTGATTGGCATCAATGAATACGGAAGCGACAAACGAAGAAAATTGCAATGGGATGGATCGAGTACAGCTTTAGAAAGAGCGCAATCGATTGCCACACAGTTTGACAATTGCGAATTAGGCTTTTCTTTCGAGGTAAAAGGCTTGCAGGTAACAAAAAAATATTTGGATATTTACAAGCATCGAGGATCACAGGAAAGAAAGCAGTTGTTTTTCGGTCGTGAGATTAAAAACATCAAAAAGACTGAAAGTGCCTATGATCTTGCAACGGCTTTGCAAGCAACAGGCGGAACGCCAGAAGGCAAAGAAAAGCCAATCAATCTATATAGTTATGTGGGATCAAGCGACAATGGCCGATATTACACTGAAAAAAATTCGTACTATGTGAAAGATCGGGATGCTTTACAGATTTATAGCCGATACATTGCGCCGAATGAAACCGGGAAAGATGTCGGACATATCGTGGCGCAATACAGTTACGAAACAACGAGCCAATCAGAGCTATTCAATCGAACCGTTGCCGAGTTGAAAAAAAGAAACCATCCAACGGAAGGATGGGAAGTTGAATTGTATTATATGCCGGATGGCTTATCAGTTGGCGATGAGGTGGCCATATTACATCCGGAGCGTGATTTGTATTTGGAAGCCAGGGTGGAAGAAATAACCTATTCGATAACCGGACTACCAACCGTTAAATTTGGAGATTTCTTGCAGGTTGATTCCGGGATCGATGAAGACTTGCGAAAAATGGCCGATGCCATCGCTAACATTGAAAAAACACAAATCTATTATAGAATTGTATTTGTATCAACTAACGGATTTAATTTCATGAATGGCGAAGGTTATTCGGATGTTACGGCGCTTGTATTCAAAGGAAATGAAGACGTAACAGAAGCATTCGAACCAGAACGATTCGTGTGGCAAAAGTACGATGATCAAGGCATACACGATACCGAATGGGAAGCCCAACATAACGGAACAGGTAACACGATTCGCATTTATGGAAATGATCCGGCAAATTACGACGTTAACATCACGAAGGAGGAATGACAAATGGCAAATTTGGTTTCGGGTAGTTTCAAATCAACAAATGTAAACGATGGAGCAGATGCAAGGTTGCTGATACTTGAAACATCGGGAAATGTGATCGGATTTGATGCAGAAGGAAAAGCAGTGCCAGGGCAAAAAGTAGATATTGTTGCATACATTCAAAATATAGAGGGTTCGCCGATATTCACGGCGATCCCTTACATTGGAGAAACGGCACAAACACCGATCACATTAAAAGGATCGGGAAATGCTAGGTATATCACAGGGGAAGAATGGAATAAAGATTGGAACAGATTAATTGTTTCGGTATCGTTGGCAGGTTTCACAGATTCCACCACGATTGCAAAGGTACAAGATGGTTCGGGTAAAGATGGCCAAAACGCTATTGTTGGCCTTTTAACGAACGAAGCCATCACGTTATCCGCAGATGAAAACGGAAATATCCCGGACTTTTCCACAGCTACCGGAGAATTTCAAATTTACGACGGATTGGCGAAAGTCACAGAAGGCGTTTCTTTTGCGATTTCCGACCAAGTAGGCGCATCCGGTACAATTAACCAGAACGGCGTTTACAACGTCACAGCGATGACAGCAGACACAGCAACGATCGAATTCAAAGCGACATACAAAGGAACGGAGATCGTTAAGAAATTAAGTCTGGCAAAATCTCGCAAAGGACAACCAGGTAAAAACGCCAATTTGCTTTATTTATCCGTTTCGAACAATGTGATCGTATTTGATGCAAACGATGTCGCATTTCCTAACCAACGCATTTCGATCGTGGCTAAGTTACAAAACATTTCCGGCACAGCCACATTCAAAGCGATCCCTTACATCAACGCAACAGCGCAATCAGAAATCGCATTATCGGGTTCGGGCAATGATCGATACATTTCCGGGGAAAATTGGGATAAGCGATGGACGAGCCTATCAGTCACGGCAACGATCGGGGGATTAAGCGATCAAACAACTATTTATAAGATCAGCGAAGTAAAAGGAGCAGACGGCAAAAATACGATCATCGGCATCTTAACAAACGAATCGATCACGATTTCAGCGGATGCAAATGGGAACGTTCCAGACTTCACAAAGGCAACAGGAACATTCCAGATTTACGATGGCATCGCATTGGTTGATCCGAAAAACGTCACTTATGCAGTTCAGACACAAACAGGCGCAACGACTACGATCGGCACAGATGGCGTTTATAGAGTTACCGCAATGAGTGCAGACACAGCAACAGTCGTTTTCAAGGCTACCTATGGCGGAGTTGAGAGAACGAAACAATTATCCATCGCAAAATCAAAAGCCGGCCAAAAAGGCGAAGCAGGCAACGGCATCAAGTCAACGAAAACACAATATCAAAGATCAGCAGACGGACAAACACCGCCAACAGGCGCATGGCTTGATGAAATCCCGGTAGTTTCACCAGGAGAATTCTTGTGGACGAGGGTCACGCAAACATTCGATGATGATACAACATCGGTCAGCTATAGTGTTTCAAAAATGGGGGAAGATGGCGAAAATGGCAAACCATCATATATTCACACCGCATGGGCAAACGTTGATACGTTCCCGGAATTTGTTAAGGGCGCACGCCCTAACGTTCATCGAAAATCTGAATTGTATTCTATGCTATCAAATAATTCCGCAGATTATCCCAATCAAGGTTATTGGCTAACAGATACAGATGGAAGGTTATTTTTCAGAACAGAAAGAACGAACTTAGAAAAGAACCCTGATAAATTTTCTGTATATAACGGAATTGGGATGGATTATAATTCGAATGATCCAGAGAATTCAGGTAGCATTGACACAAATCTAGTAGGCAAAAAAGTGATTGTTTCCGGCAGATGGAGAGGGTCAAGAGAAACAGAACTTGTGTTTATGTCTAAAGTAATTGTTGACGGAGTAACAAAAGCATTGCCTAAAGACAAAGAGAAGGTCAAAATATCTACAGATTGGCAAACTTTTTCAACTGTAATCGATAAAGTAGAAGAAGGAACGAGTGTAGTTAGATTTTTGCCGTCATATAATTATCCTGGCAATTGGGAAACGGCGGAAGGTTTTTATTTAGATCAAAAAGATATCAAAATTGAAATTGTCGATGAGGGAGAAAGCGAAGAACCTACGCCGTGGATTCCGCCAATCACTCGCAAATTGTTCAATCCTAAAAATATTTTTGAAGGAGGAAATTCCAGAAATCCAGCTAACTTTCAAGGTTCGAACGTGGAAGCGACAAAAAATGTAGAGGTAGCAGAATGGGGAGCTAAAGATGCATCTACATTTGTGATAACAGGAGGAACACACGTTACCAAAGGTGTAATGAAAGTTAGGTTGACCAATCCGCCTTTGCAATCAGATGGAAAAACGTTTTATCGAACAAATTTTCATATACGTAATAATCACGAAACAAATACTTTGATCATTGCATTAAATGGAGGAACGAGCGTTTCTGTTCCACCTAAAGCAATCGGATATTTTGGAACGCCTACAAACCAACACGTTGCAAACAGTGATTTGCAATTTCACTTTCAGGTGGCCGATCCTAGTATGGATATCAATTGCACATTTTGGAATCCAGAATTTTATGCGTACGATATCGAACATGGGTTCACGGAGAAAGCACCTGGAAGCGACGGGCGTATTTATTTGGGAACATACACAGATAGCAACGAAGAAGCATCGGGAAATCCGGCTGATTATGATTGGGCAAAAGTCAAAGGCGAAGACGGTGTGGGGCTAGAATCAACAGAAATCTTTTATGTAGGTTCAACAAACGGACAAACACCGCCAGAAAGCGGATGGCAAACGACTGTTCCTAACGTGCCACAAGGTCAATACATGTGGACAAAGATTGTGTGGACTTATTCGGATGATTCCATAAAAACCGCTTATTCAGTGGGTAAAATTGGTGCTAATGGAACAAACGGAAACGATGGCTTGCCTGGAAAAGATGGCGTAGGGATCGATGACACGTTGATTGAATATGCGGTCAGCACAAGTGGCACAGTTAGGCCAACAAGTGGATGGTCTACAAACACACCAAGTGTTCCACAAGGTCAATATTTGTGGACGAGAATCACATGGACTTATACCGACAACACAACAGAACAAGGCTATATAGTAGCTAGACAAGGCGCTAATGGTAAAGATGGCGTGAGTGTTAAAACTATCACAACGACATATCAGGCAGGCACAAGCGGAACGACACCGCCAACAGGTGCATGGCTACCGACACCGCCGACAGTTGCTGAAAATCAATTCTTATGGACGAAGATCGAAATCTCATTGGATGATGGTACGAAAAGCACAGGTTATTCCGTTGGTAAAATGGGAGCGCAAGGACAGCCGGGAGAAAAAGGTGATCCAGGTGCGCCAGGAACACCAGGAAACGGCATCAAATCATCATCCGTCACTTATCAAGTTTCAACAAGTGGAACAACTACGCCAACAGGCACATGGGTATCGACACCGCCGGCAGTGCCACAAGGTCAATATTTGTGGACAAGAACAGTGCTGACGTTCGACAACGGACAAAGCGTGACCGCCTATGCAGTAAGCAAAGCCGGAATAGATGGCGAAAATGGATTGAATAACGATAACATGGTTTTCAACAACCGTTTCGAGAAATTTAATGAATGGCCACAAAATTCGATGGGTTGGTACAAAACGCAATTCACACAGGCAACACAACCAGAAACAGACAAGCCAACAAATAATATTTTGAAAATTGGTGGCGATGCATCTAGCGGATCACGCTATACATTTTCGAGAAATATCGCAGTTGTTCCTGGTACTACGATCGAATTATCGTTTGATGCAAAACTATCGAGATTATTCACGAATAAAAACATCGCTATCATTCGGATGTTTGATGCCGAACATGCGAATTCATCCAGCCAACCGGACACAGCGGGCGGAAACAGCTATATCAATCTATTTACAGATGGAACAGCAAATGCCGGCGCAGGTGTGACAGAATATGACGGAAAAAATACACCGATCACAACCGCAAACACCTGGTATAGATACAAGGTTCGATTTTTAGTTCCAGATAACGTGGCGAATGTCAAAATGTTTTTCATCACGACCGATCCGAACGCATCATCATTCCTTTTTGTTCGTGATCCGCAAGGCGTGATCTACAAAGATTTAAACGCCAACACACGAAATTTTGCGCTTGATTCACGTTTTCCAAGTGCCAAAACAATCGGAGGAACTACGACACGAAGAAAGAACATTCAGCTTTCAAGACCGACAAAAGCAGGCGAAAAATATACAATTGCATTAGATTATTCATTGATTTCCGGAACGCTAACCAGTCAAATTCAAGTTGTTTTGGCAGATAAGAACGAAGCAGTAAAAGGAAAGGTTTTGCTTAATACGTCCGGCAACAAAAACAGACTAGTCGGAGAGATCACAGCAACCGGCGAAGCCGATCATTTGCAAATTTTCCACGGTGTGAATGGAGCAACAACAGAAGCCACAAATTACGAGTTTGAAAAGATCATGTTTAATTTGGGCGATAAAACATTCGACTATGAACAAGCGCCAGAAGATGGATTCAGCACAACGAACGTTTGGCCGAATAGTTCATGGAACATTGGAAAAGGTTCGTGGGTATTCACAGATGATCAGTTCGAAATTTTAGAACCAGAAACAGACAAACCAGAATCATCGATCTTACATGGTAAGCCAACAAATATCAATTTCCAACAAGCCTACCAGATGCCACATCCAAGATTTGTGAATGCAGGGGATATCATACACGTTTCTTTTGATTACAAAGAAAAAAACCGAACGAAAGATACTTTGCTTGCTATAATACGAATTTTTTCGGAAAAAGACACAGCTAACAGCGCAGCAAATGCATTGGCTGAAAAACCTATAAAACCATCTGTTTTGGGTTGGAGTATGGCAAACAATACCGATTGGGTAAACGTGGACTACGTTTTCCGATCAACAGTTTCCGGGTGGCTCGAAATCTTGCCATACGATGATGATGTAACCGGCAATCACGAGAGCTTTTATCGTGAAATATTCGTAACCAATGCAGGAAAGTTGCATGGCGAATGGAGTCCGGCACAAATTGACTTTGCAACGCAAATCGATGGCATTCCAAAAGTGTTCGTACAGGCAAACATGCCAACCGATCCAAGTATCAAAAATGGCGATCAATGGTGGGTACAGTCCGGAAATAGAGTGACATCGATCAAGGTATATGGAAATGGTGCATGGCACGATCAAGCGATCGATCAAGCCGTTTTGAATATCGTGCAATTGAATGCCGTTAACATCAACGGATCAGTCGTGAATGGTTCGCAGTTTATCAATACGTTTGACATTAAAGACAGCGATCATTCGAAAATGAAGGGTACGACTAAAATCCAAGATGGATTCATAATGCAAGATGTGGAAAATATCGGTTTGGATGCTTCAGGAGCAGAAACAAAAAAAT